ATGCTGAACTTGTAAATAATGCTATTTTAAAAGTATGACCACCAGAACCTGATGTTTGAAAGTCATGCTTTCCTTCTAAAAGTTCTTGTTTAAAACTTGAACATATTGCTGATGTTATTGCCATAATTTTTTTCTCCTATTAAGGTGTCGGTGAAGGAACTTTAATACGAACTGTACCATCCGTGTAGTCGTCCCTTTTACGTCTACCAAGTTGTTCTGCTGCGAACTTCTCTACCTCTTGTTTATATTTATTTTCATATAATGTCAACATATCTGTTGGACCTTTTAAATAAGAAAATGCCTCTACTAAGCAAGCATATAATAAGCCATTTGGAAAATATTGACTTACATAAGTTGTAGTATTTGAACCCGATAATCCAGTTGGAATTGCTTCATAGTGTATCTTAAATTCATAAGTAGTATCTGGTGCAGGAGATAATAATAATGTTCCTGAAGTAGTATCAGTTATACCTGTAGCTCCACCAAACATAGCATAATATTTTGGTTTAGCTCTAGCTGATGTTTCTGTAGATGATACATATTCCTGTATATAAGATTCATCTTTTTTCTCTAACCAATCACTTGCACCTGTTGTAGATGTAGTTGAATCATAAACCTGTACACCTTTTACAAATAAAGTTTTAGCTGGTACGTTAATTGTATTTTGTCCCGTAACTAAATTACCAATAGATTGTTTTTTATATGCATCAATAGGTACATCTCTTAAAATTCTAAGTTCAGAATTTTCAATAAATTGATCTGTAATAGTAGCAGTTAAAACGTTTGTATCCGTTTCAGTATAATTTTGTATTGCTGTTGTTAATGTTGCGTATGTAAATCCTGCCATATTATCCTCGTCTTATATTTACTGGACCTGTAGTAATTGTAGTGCCACCCGATCCTGAATCAGTTGCTGTTGCATTAGATACAGTGCTAAATGTAAATTGACAACTGTAAGAAACTGAATCAACAGTTCTTGTTAATCTAGTTACAACAAATGATCCAAATACTTTTGCACCAGATGAATGTGTTCCAGCCGTAGTTGTTGGCTGTCTTACACCGTATATTATACCAGAAGTCCCTCTAGTACAACCGGTTAAATCGTTGCTGCTTTTGCCTGTGTATTGAATAACCTCATCTGCAATATTTCCTACTTTCACAGGGTCTGATGTATCCGAAGATGTTAAAACTTTTTGTATTACAATATATCCACTAGTTGGAAATTTAGATGCATCTGTTAATGAAATAGTTGTGGCTGATGCTGAAATACCTGCACCCAAAGTTGTTTCTGTTTGAAAATTGCCTACTGTTAAACCACCTATATCACTTTGTAAATCGGATATTCTTACTACATCACCTGTTTTATATGGATTAGTATCTGCAACTTTTGCTTCTAAAGTAGAATTAACTATTGGTCCCATAGTTACAGTCATGGTTCCTGATCCACTTGTTGCTGATATAGAATTATCTGGTGCAATAATTGTAGTTGCAGGTTCAACTCTTGCAGGTCTAGCTTGAGGTAAACCTTGAGCATCTGCTCCGACAGGTTTTGGTTGTAGCTGTGGCTGCTTAGGTTCAAATTCTGAAATATGAACTCTTGCACCATTCCATTCTCTAACCATTTCTGTATATGGAAAAGCTTGCCCTGATCTATCTGATATGAACTGAGCGTATTTACCTTTTGAAAACGCTGTCATTAAGTTCCTGGGTAATAAGTTTTAGGTGTAATGTATGAACTTGAAGAAGAACCATCTTCTTGTAAAGCTCTGTTTAGTTCATCTTCATATAACAATTTCATTTGCTGAACTAATTGTGGATTAAATTTTTGTGCTAAATAAAAAGCTAAACCAGATGCCATGCAAGGTACAAATCTATATGGTACATCAGTTGCATTTGTATAACCTCCTACATCTTGAATTCTTTTAACATAGTAATAATTAACTGTATGTCCAGCTTGAGAACTTCCCGGAGTTAAATATAGAGTTACAGTAACTTTATCAATAAATCTTTGAACAAAATATTGTGTAGGTGTTCCTTCAGAAGTTTTATTTGAAAGTCCTTGATATGTTGATCTATTAACTTTTGTAAGAGGTGAATCGACATTTGAAGCATTTCTATATACAGCTTCTAACACATCATCAACACCATAAACTGCTGTAGCACTTGAAGTTCCATCTCCTGTAGATCTAAACATAGTATATTCAGCTTGTCCATCTACTAATGTAAATGAGTTATTTGCAACTTCCCAATAATGAAGTCCTCTGTTTCCCCACTCTTGAAACATTATATTTAAAGAACGTCTTGCAAGTCGTAACTGATTTCCAGATACACCTTGCATACCTATTCTTTCATAAGCTTCTTCTATTATTTCATCAATAGCAAAAGTCTTATCAAAAGTAGTTGTGCCCGAGGTAGTGTTAGCCATTTAACCTCCTAATCGTATACTTTAATCCACTCACAAACAACTGTAACTGTATCTCCACTTGTGCAAGCTGGTAATGTTAAATTAACATCTCCTGTAAAGTTTGTAGCTTTAGTATTTTTAAGACCACCAAAGTCAGAATAATCAAAAGCCATTTCTCCTGCTAAAGTTTGAAATGCTACATCTGTATCAGCGTCCCAAAGTAATCTTACACCATCTGCTGGTGCTGTAATTGATACATTAAAACTAACTTTGTTAAGTCTAACTTGAGAACAAGCCTTACCATTGTTAGATGTTAAAGTAGAAACGTCAACTATTTTAGTTGTGCTTCCTGTTCCATCAGAAACATTGTTATAGTGTGTTATAAGTTTTTTTGCTCCGTCAAATACGGTTGTGTTTAATACTAAGTCTGCCATTTTTTGTCCTCCTTTTAAAGAGCGCCTGCATTACCAGACGCTCCGAGTTTAATTATTTATTAACTTAAATTTATATTTTGTTGATACAAAATAGTAATTCTAACTTCACCAGCACTTGTAGCTGCAGAGTTAGTCACGTTTAATCTTTGATCAGAAGCCCCAATATCTTCCCAAGCTAAAGCTCCGCCTGCTTGAGTTGTTGGGTATTTTCTACCCGCAGTAGTTCCGATTGCAAACGTGTTAACAAGAGCAGTAGCTAATCCTCCTACAAAACCAACACTAATGTTAGTTGCATCTGATGATGCTGTGATTACGTCAAAAACACAATCAACGATTTGTGAGTTTGCTGGAATGATTACACTTGTTGCTGTTGCAGCAAGTGCTCCGCCTGCTAATGAAGCTGCAAAACTTTGTGCCATTACAACTTGTCCTGTGTTTTTCATGTTAGTACCAACTGTAGTACCTGTAGTATTTGAGATCGTTCCCGCTTTTATTGGTCCCGAAAAAGTAGTTGTTGCCATTTTATATTCCTCCTAGAATATATAAATATAGTCACCTAGGGTGTGTCGACTATACACGTCTATATTTATTTTGTTATTTAATTGTATAGTGTGTTTTTTATATACTAGTTTTTAGTAGAGTGCAAGAGAGCCTGTAGTGTGGAGTGGATTTATTCCAACGATGTAGCTTTTGTCTAAGTAGCTACAGAAACTTGTGGAGCAGAACCTTCAACAGTATTCTGTCTATGGGCAATAGCTGCTTCTTCCAGCTTGATCTTTGTGATGACTTCTTTAACTTTGTCATCAATTCTGACCATCTCAAGAGTATATCTGTTATTATCCAGATGCTCCTGTTCCCACTTCAACTCCAAGGACCTTTTTGCTTTGTATAGGTCTTGTATCATTTATAACCTCCTCATAGGTTATTCTATTTAACGGGCCGAACATTCCCGTTTTTTCCCAAACTATACTATTTTCTCCTAGTTTGTCAAGGATTGCATTTTCTAGTGATGTTGGGGAATCTTCTGATTCTACTTCAAATTTGGCATGATGATCATATGCCCAAATATTTACTAAAATTTTTTTCATAACTCTTTTATTGTGAGGTTTAAATGTGGCGGAACTATGTCCCGCCACAAATTTATTAAGTATTATGCTCCTGGTGATGCAAAAATACCTCTAAAGTCAGAAACTCCAAATGAGTATCTTTCTCTAGCTTTGTATCTTACGTTACCAGTGTCGAAGTCACCTTCCATCGCCGTTTTAATTGGCGATCTTTCGAAGTACTTCATACCATTTGGTACATCTGTCATAATGTAAAAAGCATCTGTGTCAGTTAAGAAATTATTCACTCTATAACCTTGAGGAATCATTCCCATAGACGCAATTGCGTTTACATCATTATCAGCTGTTCCAACTCTACCTTGAGACTTCATAAGTCTCTCAGCTGTGAATTGTAACTCAGAAGGAATAATCATTTTTAATCCTCTTGCAGCAATTTTCAGACCTCTTTCGTCTGTCATTCCAGCAATGTCGATTAATGATTGTTCTAATGAAGTTTCATTCAAGTCAGCGGCTGTAGCTAATGTGTTAGATACAGTTCCACTTACAGTTGGGTGGTTAGTTGCAAATAATGCAGAACCATCACCTGATGTGAATGTACCGAATCCATTGATTAATGGATTAACGGCTTTAACTTGTTTAGTATTCGCCATAGATCTAGCAAGTGCTTTTGTATATCTACTTGAAAGTCTGTCATACAAGTTGTCTTCAATTGCTTCTTCAGTTATTGCGAAGGCAAGAGCTACAGTCTCGTGACTGTATCTAGCAGTGAAAGTTTCTTGAGCATTGTCAAAAACAACTCCACTTCCTTCAGCTTTAACTTGAGCATTTGCGAAACCTGATAACATAACTTCTTCTTCAAACGCTCTGTCTGAAGATTCAGTGCTATATATTTCAGCATGCTGGTTCTCGTAACGTTTATATTCCAGACCGAATAGTGCATTCAGACCTGGTTCTAGTTCTTTAACTAGTTGTCCTCGTGATATGGCCATTATATACCTACCGTTCCTTTCAAGAAATGCTCGTTAATCATAACAACAAGGTTAACATTAGCAGATCCTGCTGTGTTATTTTCAATGTCGTTAGATATTGCAAGTATTCTTAATTGCGCTGTTGCAGTTTTTTGATCAGAAAAGTCTAACTCAACTTTTGATACATAATCTGGTGAACTACCAGCTGCGTATACAATGTCAGCGTTTAGACCAACGTCTGCTGCTGCAGTTGCGCCGTCTGATTGTACTTCAAACCTTTCATATGGGTCATCAGATACGAATCCAACAATGTCAGTTGCAGTGTTAGATGCGTTAAGGTGATTAGCATATGTAGGCTTGCTTGTGTTAGCATCAGTAAAGAAAACACCATTAAGTGATCCTAATAGGGTATCTGTTGCTGCCGCTACAGTGATTGTACCAGTGGCTGCCATTTCGACAGGGTCATTTTGGTAAATCGCTGTTGCAGATGCTGCGATATCGTATTCGGATAAACCTTGGTTGTCTCTATTCTGGCCAACTTTTCCGATTGCTCTCAAACCGAAAGCTGCGTCTTTATTTGCCATTATATTTTCTCCTTATGTGAGCTACCCTTGCGGGCCTCCACTCACGGGTTAAGTTTATCCAGCGGTTTAGGAATTGTTAAAAAATTAACTTTTCTTTGTACCACCGAAGGTTACACGTGACTGCCTTTCAATATTGATTGGCATGTCGGGGTGCTGTTCCTTCATAAGGTCGTTGTCGACAGCTTTTACCTTGTCTTCATGTTGTCTCGTATAATATTCATTACGAGATTTTGCGATCTCTTCGGGTACCCTAGCCAGCACTAGGCCACCAACTCCGATCACTCCCTTGTACTTGCCGTCTTCAACAATAGGATAATCGCCATCAGGATATTCATCGGATCTAACCAATTCGTATCCAGATCTCAGTCTCCCAGAAATATTCTTAGTATCTTGGAATCCTAAAGATTCAGCTCTTAGCCATCTATGTTTAAAACCTGTTGGCGCAGGGGGTGCATCTAAAGATGATGGTGGAGACCAAACTTTTTTCTGAGAAGTTTTTTCTCTAGTTTGACTCGCACGTGAGGTTCTTTTATCGTTATTATTTTCCATATGCTTATACCTCCTTCGTGATATTTAATTGTTTCGCATATTCTTCAAGTGGCACACCTAATTTTTTAGCAATTGCTACCTGTGAAGGTGTGAGTCTTACAGTTCTGCGACTAGATTTTGTCGTACGCCTTGCCGAAGCAACTTGTTGGACAGGCTTAGTCGTTTCCGTAGATTCTATTGTACCAAATTTATGCGGAAATTCAAGTCTTATTCTCTTGTCAATTTCAACATAATATTCGTCACTTGATGGGTCAAAGCCCTCTTCTTCCGTTAACTTTTTATGTAGATCAAAAGCAGTATAAGTCATAGCTGTATCTTGACCAAACCATGAGTTACTTTGTGCCCATGATTCAGCTTTTGGATCAGGTGTTCCTTGTGCCGCTTGTTGTCTATTTAAGTTAATTTCAGGATTAGGTTTAGACTCCTGTTTCTTGTTATACTCTTCTTGAGCAGTTTTAGTTTCCTCAAGTTTAGCTTTTTTATAACCCAATTCAGAAATAGATGTTAAAGCTTCTGCTTCAGCTGCTAAATCATTTGCTTCTCTTGCTGCTGCAAGTTTAGCTTGGGCTGCTTGTACACCAGAAACAATACTATCTTCTGTAGATTTCAAGTATCCTGGTTCAAGCTTCGAGAGTTTGTCTTCAGCGCTTCTTTTAGCTAAAATCATTTTTTCAGCATAGCCTAAAGCTTCATCTTTTTGTCTCTCTGCTTCTCTCCATTTATGAGTAAGTTTAGATATTCTTTTTTTAACGTCTTTAGAATATTGTTCTAACTCATTATCATTTTCTTTTTTATCCTCTGTTGTAGCCTCGTCTAGTTTAGTCTCACGTTCGTTTTCAAACGTTTTGTCCTCGGAAGGTTGTTCCGTTTTTTCTTCACTTGATGCTCCAGTATCAACTACTGCTTCATCTTTTTCTTCTTGCAGTTCAATCTCAGCACCTGGACCAGATGTATCGATATCAACTGTTTTATTTTCTTCTACGTTTGGCATAGATTTCTCCTATGATTAATATTGATGAAGTATATCTTCAGGGTTTTCGATGGTTGCTAAAACTTCATCGTCGTTTAGCAATCTAACTTCCCCACCATCTATCTGGATTCTTGATCCAGCATATCTTGCGAAAATTATCCAATCACCTTTTTTACACCAAGGTCCTTCTGGAAATTTATCTTTATCATAACAGTGTGGTCCCATAGCTAATACGAGTCCACAAGTTGAACCAACTTGTTGTCTCTCCAATGTATCCTGCCCCAGGAATAATCCACCTTTAGTTTTTTCAGGCATCTTAAATGGTAGAACTAACATTCTCCATCCAGTTGGATTTGGTAATTTGTTTACTTCTTTTGTTTTTAAACGCTCGTAACCATCAACCTCTTTTTGATGATCATCTTTATACTTATCTAGTAGCGCTGATTTAGTCTTTGTCGAATTCGAAGTTGACGACGTTGTCTGGTCTTTTAGTATCATTTTTTTGCTCCTTTGGTTTTAGCAGGTTAGAGATTTCCTGTGATATTTTTAAATAGGCATGTGCCTGTCCCATCATATACTTGTATTTTTCCATATTGTCAATACCTCCAGCAATCATTGCATCGCCGATTTGTTGATACTCTTCTTTCAAATACTTTTGTATTTTACTTATGTATATTAGTTCGTCGTCCATCATTTTTCTTTCTCCTTTTCTTTAATAACTTAACTCTTGAATGCCAACACCATTCAGTGCATTTAATAGCATACGTCTCTATTTTAGCAATAGCATTATCTAATCCTCCAAAAAAATTATAAATAAATTTGTCTAGCACTTCCATCTTCTTCTAGCCTGACGTAGTCTAGAATTAGGATCTTTTGCAGCCTTAGGAAATTTCTTCATCTGTCCTGCACTTCTTGCACAGTATGACTTTCTACGGTTTGCAGCTTTTGATCCTGGCTTCACTTTTCCAGTCACGGCTGTTTTTAATTTAGAACCTGGGTTTTCTCTTCGGTATCTAGCAACACCTGCTTTAGTCATACCTGCACCAGATTCAGTTTTTCTAAAATATTTTTTGGTTTTAGGTGGTTGTTTATCGCTTCTTCGCATGTGGTTTCATTTTCTTAATATGTTTTTTAACTATCTTAGCTTGTTTAGCATGTGTCTTTGATGCTTTTTCTAAACCTTTAACTACTTTTTTTAATCCTTTTACCATTATATTTTTTGCATTTCTGGGTTAGTTGATAGAATATTTTTTTCTGCTCTTGGTCTTGCAACGGAGTCTTTACTTCTTTTTCTAAGTTGAGCAATAGCAGATTCTTTTAATGCTTTTTCTTTTTTTAATCTTTGTAAATCTTTTTCTAAATTCATTAAATCATACCTTTATAATATTTTGCATAAGATGGATTACTTAATCTTACTCCAGCGTAATCAGAATTGATTGCTGGTCCTGTATATCCACCCATAGATTTTTTAGTTCTTTTTGTAAATGTTGCAACGTTAGTTGGTTTACCGCCAGGATTACCTGCTGCTCGTTTTCGTTT